ATATATCTCCTTGTTTACCTACGCCTGCCATACCAGCAATCTTGCCGCTAGGGGACGTAAAGTAGACTCCAGAAGGGTACTCTCGAGCCATTATGGGTAGATAGACCTTCGGGTCTAGTCCATAGCCCTCTGAGATCTCTCTGAAGTCATCTGGGCGTAAGTTAGAGGCTACCTCTAGGGCAACCTCTGGTGTGAGTGGATGAATATATTTACTCGTCGATGGCTTCATATATCGGTTCTAACTTCTCTATTGTGTCTGCCATCCAAGGTTCCCATGGCACTTGTGTCATTCCATTCTGGAAGTATCTTTCATACCATCTGTTGGTTTTCATTCTCCAATAGAGATATCTTAATTCTGTTTCTGTTAGTTGTACGTTATACACGGCGGTAGTATTTGGGTGAGTAATCCCCTTCCCATGACAAAGATCTTAATGTAGCTGGGGCGGGGTGAGATGATTTGAGTGTTATCTCAACGTTTGTATTTTTTTCATATACAGGTATAGTTTTAATATACTCTTCTAAGTATGGAGCATCAGATACTTTGTATTCGTCAAGATCTGTCGACTCATATACTTCTGTATAATCGTTTTTACCTACACGTTCAAGTGTGGTTTCATATAGACCTACTTTACCGAAGTGAAACTTGACTCTATGTAAAACTAGAGATGAGTTTACGTCTGCACTAGGTCGATTACCTTCCATCTTTGTAGGATAAAGTGTTGGAAGTTTAACTTGGTATGGATAAATATAACCTATTGTGAGAGTCGCACTAGACCAGTCACCGGGTACAGTAAAGCTTGTACCTGATACTGTAGGTTTGGCGTATCTACCAATACGTGCTGAGTTAGTATTAGTATCAATTATAATCAGATCATGGTTAGGAGTAGTGACTGAGCTTAACCAACTAACATTAGAAAATGTAGTTAGGTTTGTAGTTAAACTATAATTACCACTGCTTACAGTAGTATGATTATCTACATGTAATAGGAACTCAACACTATCTTGTACTATACTGGGATCAGAGTCAGCTTGTACTAACTTAACACTCTGTAGAAATTTATCACTATCTAAAAAGAAATACTCATCATTAATAATAAAATGATATAGTAATGGATTATTAAATTTCCATTTAAACCATGCAGCTTGCACTCTCTTATCTGCTGCTTGGAAATATTTATAACCAAACACTTCATCAGTTCCTGTTTTACCTATTAATACAATAGAGTTCTCTCTAGAGTTGGTTATTAGGTCTATATTTTTCGGTAGTAAGGTAGGAACAACTTTACTTACTTCGACTATATTAGGCTCTCCTTCTCTGGCTGAGTTAGCCATCTCATTGAATCTACTAAACTTACCAGAATTATCTATATAAGCTACTGTAGTTCCTAGAGATATAGGAGCCATTTTTTCGTTATAATTAAATGCAGCTATACTCCTCAGTTTAGCTGTGTCAGGGTTAAATACTGTATCATCTGATGCCAGTAAGAACTGTTGGTTTGTACTAAATACAAGTAGACCAGCATTGATTTCTAGCCCATCATATAGATCAGATGGAAACATAGATGAAGCTGATATATCTACAGGATCAGCTACGGATACTGTTAAAGCTGTTTCGATAAAGAAGTTAGGCTGTCCTAATGTACCCGGTCTAGACGTTACTACATTCTCTCCTGCTAGAAATGCTAATCTGTTACGGAAAAATAATACTTTGTTAATACGTTTACCTACAAATGTTGGCATTGGGTTAGTAAATGTATCACCAACATCTCTTATTCCATAATCAAATGTTCTTACAGTAAATGTGGTAGTACCTGTACGCTGTATTATCAAAGGCATATTAGTCAGGGTCGTAGTTATACCCGGTTTCGCACACTCAGACCAAGATCCACTACCGTCTTGATTATTCTGACCGGTAAATTTTAAGTAGTAGTCATCTTCTTCTGATCGTAAAGCGTTAGCAACTCTAACTATATAGCCATTTTTACACTGGTTTGGTAAGGATTGTACATCGTTAACTGAACCTTGCATAGATCTCATCAAGTCATTTTCTGCGACATTGACTGAGAACGACTGGGAGCTAGAAAGATAGATACCATTACCTATCTGTTTACCATTTATCCCACTAGGTAGAGCTTCTATAATACCACCAATAATTGTATCAGCAGTTACAGCTGTCTGAGCATCAAAAGGTGTAGGCTCAGGACGTATCATACCGTCTCCATTACTACTAATTGTAGCGTTTATTTCTGTTTCTTCTACTTCTTCAATAGTAATTGTGTATTGTGCGGCAGTTGTTGCTGCTTGTGTTTTATTAGTTCCGCCACCACCCTTTGCAGAGTCTAATGCGACAACTACTTTATCACCTACTTTCCAACCTTCTCCACCATGTAGTAGTATTACTTCTCTCTGATAGCTACATTGATAATCGTCGCCATCTGGTCCCTCTGCTACAGCAGTATAGTTAGGACTAACACCTTGCTGACCTAATGCAGCAATTCTAAATATTAAGTTTTTAGGTGCACCAATATTACGAGAGTTACTGTCTATAGTTGTTGTACGAGCAGAGTTACCTAAGTCTTGATCACTACTATCTTTAACTGATACAGTAGTAACATTACTATAATTACTAGCACCTGTTACTGCAAATACTTGAGTACCAATTCCGGGACATGTTCCTGACCCATCTCCTTCATATAAAGTATCAGATGTAATAGCAATTCGTGTAGCACGAGAAACAACTGAAACATCACCAGTTCTAAATACATCAAGACCATATTGTCTTCCGTTTTCAGTCCGCAATAATTCAACCATTGCAAAATGATCATCTGGTCTTGCTGGTGACGAACCAGTCTCGCCTACTGTTGTAACAGTTCGAGCATCGCCTGCTGATTTACCTGCTGGAGTGCCACCACCGTTTATCTCTGCTTGAGTGTAATCACTAATATCTCTATTATTAACAAATGTAGTATCGTTAATTGTTAAGAATTGTAAGTTCTCTGGTGTGGCTGTTTGTAGATAGTTTTGTACTGTTGTTTGTGATGCAGAAGTTGCTTCTATAAATAACCAGTTATTAGTTGTACCAGAACTATGAGATGGTGCACTACCACCACTACTTATTGTAGCTCGAGCTTCATATACTTTATTGTTTGCTTGAACTTTATCTCCATAAGTATATTCAATGTCCGCATCAAATGCAGCTGCCCCGTATAAAGTAGTCATTAATTGACCATCATTGCAACGCCAGACACGTACTTGACCATCGGCAGCTACTTGTCCTATATAAGATCCTTCACTTTCATCTCTATAGTAATGAAACCAAGACCCTCCATCTTGTACACTAGTTAGTGGGGAAGTTCCTATTCTTTTAGCACCCGGTCTTTTAAACAGTCCTTTAGTAATGTCTGGTATAGCATTTACTATTTCTGTTACT